TTGAGTGGTGGGCATGTAGTGGCTACATATCCCAATGCGAATGGTAATGAGAACGATTCTCACCAGCTTTGGCCGGATCTGACCCCCCGAACCCCCCTGAACCAGGAATGACCCTTTAGGCTTTATTTTAATACACCATTTTAATAGGAACCCCCTTGGAACAGCTCAACACGAAAATGCTCAAGCAGCGCGTCCGTAACGACGACCTTGGAGATTGCTTTCCCAACGACAAGCTGGAATTTGCCATTGCTGTAGCCATGGGCCTCACCTTCGCTTGTGTCGTGACGGCCCTAGTGTGGCTGTTTCGATGAAGATCTGGCGACCACTTAACACTTACGGACTCGTATTTTTGGCGCTATGCACCGGATTTGTGCTGGGCGTGACCATTACTGCTCTCTAGGAGGCATGGATGCTTAAACTTACCGTTGTAGCGATTCCCTTATTAATGATTGGCTGCGCCAGTGCTGGCGACAAGGCTGATTACCGTGATGCTCAGATTGGCATCGTGGATTCCCAGATGATTGCCCGCCAGAGGGTCGCTATGCAGCGCGCCCAGGCACAGGCTAATTGGGCGGCGGCTATGGCTGCTGTTGCAGCGGCGAACCCTGAGAGCGCTGATGCGATTGCTGTGGGGCTGGCTGTAGCGGCTGTGCAGAATCAGCAGGGCGAGGAGAATGCGCCTATCGTGACCCTCCGCAGGGAGGACAATGAGGCTCGGGAGTGGGCGAAGGTACTCGCAGCACCCCTGTTAGGCACTGTGACCCAGTTGGGGCTTGCCGGGATCAACGCGGAGGTCATGAGGAATGACAGCGACAACAACGCCCGTGTACAGATCAACGACGACACGATTGATGGCGTTAAGTTCCAGGTGCTGGGGGAGGTTGCGAATGGCGTGTCTAGCTTTGCCACTACCGCTGTGCAGTCCAGCGGCGGCAACACGACTTATACGCTTTCTGACGACTCGCTCCTTGACCTGTCTACTGTTACTAGCGGCGATGTGACCTCTGGGGATATGACTACGGCGGCGGATAGCTACAACACCAGTGGCGATACGACGCAGCACACGGATTCCTATAACGACAGCTCTGATAACTCAGACAGCTCTGATAACTCCGATAATTCTGATAACTCTGATAATTCTGATAATTCTGATAACTCCGACAACAGCAGCGAAGCTGTTTTATAAATGAATATAGACATCCCGGCGGCTTTTCGACCGCTGCTGGAGTCCACTGCCCGATTCCGTATAAGCGTCGGAGGCCGGGGGTCAGGCAAGTCTGTCACGGTAGCCACCATGTGTATTTTGGAGGCGATGCAGGGCAAGAAAATACTCTGCTGCCGGGAGTTCCAGAACTCAATTCAAGAATCTGTGCATAGCCTCGTGGCTAACCAGATTGAGACGCTTAAATTGCCCGGTTTTGAGGTCACCAGGGACCGGATTCGGCACGACAGCGGCGGGGAGTTCATCTTTCGCGGACTGAGCAGGAACATCGAGTCGGTTAAGTCCCTGTTTGGTGTGAACGTGGTGTGGCTGGAGGAGTCCCAGACGCTGTCTGAGGAGTCTCTGCGGGTGCTGACCCCGACCATTCGTGAGGCTGGATCTTATTTTCTGATGTGTGCGAACCCGCGCAGTCAGGCGGACCCGTTCACCGAGACTTTTTTGAAGGGCAGGGAGGGCATCCTCCGCAGTGAGGGGCTTTTTGAGGACGATCTGCACACGATTGTCCGCGTTAACTACGACGGCAACCCCTATTTTCCGGATGAGCTAGAGCTGGAGCGCAAGCGCGACAAGAAGATGCTGTCCGTTGCCATGTACAACCACATTTGGGAGGGTGAAACGCTTGATGAAGTCGAGAACAGCCTCATCCTCGCCGACTGGTTCGACGCGGCTCTGGAGATTGGCGAGAGAATCAAGTATCGGGACTCGGGCGCGAGAGTTTGCGGCCACGATATTTCAGACACGGGAAAAGACGCAAAAGCCGTCGTCGTCCGACACGGAGCGAGAGTCCTCGACATGGGTCTCAAGCACGATGGGACCGCGTCTGACGGACTGGACTGGGCAGTTGACTTCGTTGATCGATACCACTGCGACTCGTTTGTCTACGACCAAGACGGCGTTGGACTCGGACTTACTAGAGAGGTCGAGAGATCGCTTGGTAACCGCAACATCACAATCACTGGTTTCCGTGGCGGCGAAACACCGGAAAATCCTGATGCGTTCTTTGATGGACATCGAAAAAACCGTGATGCGTTCTTTAACCGACGAGCGCAGGCCTACTGGAACCTTCGGGAGCGCTTTTGGAAGACGTATCAGGCTCAAGATGGCGAGTATATCGACCCGGACGAGCTTATTTTTCTTGACCCAGAGCATTCGCTTATATCCCAGCTTAGAAGCGAAATATGCCGAATGCCCTTGAAGCCACACCAGGGCGGAAAGATCCAGTTAATGCCGAAGACAGAGCGAGCGAAGCCACCACTTAGCTTGCCGTCTCCTGACCTTGCCGACGCAATGGCTTACGCATTCAGCGTCCAGGACTTCATACACGGCGCATGGTCCGCGCCCATTGAATACAAAGAGGCCTATATCTAGTGCTGGATAAAGACGAAATTATCGCAATCATTGCTTCAGAGATGTCGAATGCTGGCAACGATGAGCTGGTACAGAAGAAGCGCGTGGCTACAGCCTATTATCTGGGCATTGAGCCTGCGCCACTGGACATCAAAGGGCGCTCATCTGTGGTCAGCACAGATTGCGCTGATGCGATTGAGTGGCTGCTCCCTAATATTGTGGAGAGCCTGTCTGGCAAGTCTGTGAAGTTCTGCCCGATGTCCGCGCAGGATGAGGACCAAGCTGATCTGGAGACCGACCTAACCCACTTTGTTTTCTCTGAGGAGAATCACGGTTACCTCAATCTTTATGAGGCGGCGAAGGATGCGCTGTTAACTGGGGTTGGTATTTTCAAGATTTACTACGATGCGACGCCCGAGCGCGTCGTGGAGCATTACCAAGGTATCGATGAGAACCAGATGCAGGCACTTCTGGCTGACCCGATGATTGAGGTAACAGAGGTTGAGCGTTCCGAGACCGATGGCATTGCGGTAACCGCTGCCAGGATCACGCGGAACGGCAAGGTAAAGGTAGAGGCAGTTCCGGCTGAAGAGTTTCGTGTCAACGACGATGCAGACAGTTTGAGTTTATCTGATGCACGATTTGTTGCTCATACGACCCGCCGGACTGCCTCTGACCTTCTCGCTATGGGCTATGACCCCGAGCTGATTGAGAACGCCTCCCACGATCACCTTGAGCGTGGCGACTGGCGTGACCACAACACCCCCGACGTTGACGACAGCCAGAAGCAGATTGTTGTGTCTGAGTGCTACACGCGCATGGACATCAATGAGGATGGCATTGGCGAGCTGGTGAAGGTCACGGTGATTGGCGAGTCGAACCCCAGCGAGATTCTGGACATTGAAGAGATCTGCGAGATGCCGTTTGTGGCGATGTCTGCGATCCCGATGCCACACAGTTTTATGGGCATGTCTATCTTTGATCGCCTGAAGCAAGTGCAGGACGTTAAGACGGCTGTACTGCGATCCACCTTGGACAGCTTTTATCAGTCGGTAAACAGGATCAAGGTAGTTCAAGAGGGGCAAGTCAATCTCGACGACCTCCTGGTCAACCGCCCCGGCGGCATCATCCGCGCCAAGGGACACAACGCTGTTACCGAGCTGGGTGGCACGTTCTTTGGTGGCGAGGCGCTACAGCTTCTCCAGTACGCAGATACGCAGAAGGATAGCCGCGTGGGCGTCAGCCCCGACATGGCGGGCCAGAGCAATCTGATCAACAACGAATCCGCGCACGGCGTCGAGCGCATGATGTCTGCCAAGGAGATGCTTGTCGGCCTCATGGTTAGAAGCATTGCCGAGACCGGCATCCGTCCGGCTTATAGGTTGGTGCGAGATCTGATGGTTCGATACCAGGACGCTGTGACGCCTTACAAGTTCCGTGGGCAGTGGATGAACATCAACCCCAGCACATGGGGAGACCGCTCCAGAATGATGGTCACTGTCGGCACGGGAGCCTCTGATGACCAGCAGAAGATGGGCGCGCTGACGCAGATGTACCAGATCCAGCAAGGCCTGATGCAGACCGACCCAATGAACCCATTGGTTGATTACTCCAAGATCTTTAACACGATTGACGAGCTGTCTGACCTAGCGGGCATCGGTGAGGCCGAGAAGTACCTGTACAACCCCAACAGCCCAGAGGGCCAGCAGTTTGGTCAGCAGAAGGCACAGCAGGGACAGCAGCAACAGCAGGAGGCTATGCAAAAAGAGCAGATGCAGATCCAGATGCAACAGGCCGCGTTACAGGCGCAGCAGAAGGTTGCGGATGCCGAGATGCAGAAGGCACAGGCCACTATGGCCAACGGCCAGCTCAAGGAGCAGATCAACGGCATGAAGGCCCAGCACCAAGCGGAGCTGGATCGGCTCAAGACCGCGCTCCAGGCTGCGAAGGACAACAAGCAGCAGGACTTCCAGATACAGAACATGAAGACCCAGGCCGCGCTCAAGCTTACGGAGCTAGAGATCAACGCCAAGCGAGATTTAAACAAGGATGTGCAAGACAACAAGGACGCCATAAATGGAAGTGGATCTTCAGAAGGAATCAAGGAGAGGGCGGGCAGCGCGAGCTGAGTTAGCCCTGGTCAAAGAACATCTCGACGAGGAGAAGCAGCGACTTTTTGGTCAATTCTGTGATCCCCGAAGTGAGGAGGAGATTTACGTAATACGGGAAGAAGCCAAAGCCCTGCAACGGATGGAGGACTTCCTGCAAGAGCTGGTCACCACTGGTGAGCTAGCAGAGAAAACCAGCGAAGGAGAAGTGCGATGAGCGGCGAGTCTAACCAGCAACACGAGGGGGAGCGCGGCAACACCGTAGATCAGGTAGCTGACCTACTAATGCAGGAGAGCTTACCTGAAGAGGGGTCGACAGAGGAGCAGGCTAATTTCCGCTTCAATGACGACAACCTCGTAGATGATAGTGAAGAGTCAGAAGTTGAAGCAGCGCAAGAGTCCGATGACGACGTTGAATACGACGACGAAACAGACGACTCCAATGAGCAAGAGACCGACGACGACGATGGATTGGCAGCTTTAGCTAGTGAGCTTGGATTAGACGCGGACAAACTGAACCTCTCTGAGGACGGTGAAATCCTTGTCAACCTCAAGGTCAACGGCAAAGACCAACAAATCGATTTAAAGGAGGCGATTTCTCAGACGCAATTTAGTAAGGCCAACGACGAGAAGGCCCGAACGCTTGCCGAGGAGAGAAAAGCCTTTGAGTCAGAAAGAGTGCAAGTTGCAGAGCGGTATCAGCAGCAGTTACAGCAGATACGCGGTCTGGGTGAGATGCTACAGAGCAAGTTAACGCAGGAGTTCCAGGGTATTGACTGGGATCGACTGCGCGTGACTGATCCGGCGGAGTGGACTGCCAAGCAAAGAGAGTTTGAGATTCGCAACCAAGAGTTGCAGCAAGCTGGTCAGATGCTTGGTGAGCAAATGCGATTAGAGCAGGAGCGGCAGTCCCAGCAGGAAGCGCAAGAGAGAGCGGTGTTATTGCAATCCGAGCGCGAGAAGATGATTGAGAGCAACCCTTCGTGGCGAGACGAGACGGTAATGAGTGGCGATATCAACAAGATCGTCGATTATGCCCGCTCTAACGGCTTCGATGATGAAGAGTTGAAGGATGTCACTCACTCACGGCATGTAGAGGTCTTACGCAAGGCCATGCTGTACGACCAGGGCAAGACAGTTGCCGATAAGAAGGTCAAGCAAGCTCCAAAGATGCAACGAGCCTCCAATGGTCGCTTTGTCTCTTCTACCAAGAAGAGCAAGGTTAATAGGTTAATTGAGCGAGCGCAGAACGCCAAAGGCGCAAACAAAAGGGAAGCGCAGGCTGACGCTGTGACCGCTCTGCTCATGGGAGAAAGTTAAAATGGCATCAGGTAACATTGACAGCTTCGACTTAAAGTCGATTGCAAAGGGCGGCGTCATTCATGAAGACGTAATGAACAAGATCTTTGACATCTCAAAGATCCCCCTGCCCTTCACGGACCTCGTAGGCTCGACGACCCACAAGAACGAGAGATTCGATTGGGTGATCGATGAACTACGCGCTCCAGACGTAACCAACGCCCGCGTTGACGGTTCTGACGCTGGCACAGCCGGTACAGCCGGTGGCGCGCGCGTGGGTAACCACTCGCAGATCTCAGACGAGGTCATCGCGGTTTCGTACCGAGCAGACGCATCGGACACCATCGGGCGCACCAAGGAGCTGGCCTACCGCCTCACTCGCGGCAACCAGCAGATCCGTCGTGATGTCGAGGCTATCAGCCTCAACAACCAAGCGTCCAAGGCCGGCACTGATTCGGTCGCTGGCGTGACCGGTGGATTGCCTTCGTGGATCGAGACGACTGTAATGAACGCAGACGGCTCTGCCGCTACTGCTGGCGGCCACAACATGACCACCGGCCTGACGGCCAAGGTTAATGTTGGTGACGGCTCTGCCGCCGCTGGCCTGTCGTTCCAGACGGTTAAGGACGCCATCCAAGGCGTTTACGAGGAAGGCGGTGAGGTAACTCACCTGATGTCGAACCCCGGCGTCATTGGGTCGCTGTCCAGCTACATGTTCGACAACGAGGCGCGTGTTGCAACTCTGACATCTGATCAGGGCGCACCCGCTAACTCCAAGGCGACCGCACTGTCCAGTGTCAACGTACTGGTCAGCGACTTCGGCACAATCAAGCTGGTGCCGAACCGTCTGCAGCCGCTGGACGCGAACGATAACGCTATCGCGTTCCTGCTCGACCCCGAGTATGTGTCTCTGTCGTATCTGGAAGGATATCGCACAGATACGCTGGCAAAAACTGGCTTAAGCGAGCGTCGCCAGATTTCTGTTGACTGGGGTCTGCGTGTTCACACCGAGAAGGCGCACGGCATGATTGTCAACATCGATCCGGCTGAAGAAGCAACTGCCTAAGTAAGACTGCCGCCTCCGGGCGGCATTTCCCGTGTTCCTCTGCGTTTGCAATCAAGTCAGGGATCACGAAATCGATAGGCATCACCTCATCGGAACAGGATGTGGTCGATGCCTTGACCTCATTTATATCCATCGGAACGACAAAGGGATTTGGCGCATGAGCGACATTGAATACGCACAGGACGGTGTCTCGGTTAAGTGGAAGTACCAGCCGAGTGAGGACCGCCTGTACATCAAGCGCGAAGTACCCAAGATCATCCACGACACCATTGCCGAGAAGGCGCAGCGTGTACGCAATTCCGGTGGCACAAGAGAGAAGGATGGCTTTCGCCTGGTGGCAACAGTCCCCGCCGAGATGTTCACGATGGCCAATGAGGGCCAGACCTTCGACGGCAAGTACAAGGGCTTCCTGACATGCGACAAGGAGATGCAGCAGAAGATGCTCTCCAAGTTCTTTCTGGAGCCAGAGATCAAGATATTCCTGACCAACGACAACTACAAGGTCTAGAAATGATTGTCCTATACAAGAAGCGCAACAAGGGGGTGGTGGGCGTACAGGATGCCGAGGGCAAGACTTGGCACACCAAGGGAGCGTTCGAGGATCGCGACGCCATGAAGGCAAAACCGAAGGGGGCCGACAGTGGCAAGAAGAAGACGCCGTAGCCCCAGA